CACAAACCATATAGAGAAATGATACGAGACAAGTACAAAGAGGTAGGAGACATGATACGAAAACAAGATGAAACGGTAAACCATCCACCACACTACAAGCAGAACGCTGTCGAAGCTATTCATGTCATACAAGCTGGGTTGGGTGCTGGATTTGCAGATTATCTAAAAGGTAATATAATGAAATATCTTATACGTTATAAACATAAAAACGGTGTAGAAGATCTAAAGAAAGCTCAGTGGTACTTGGCTAAATTAATAGAGGTAGAGAGTAATGTTTAAGGCAATGGCACTTATATGTGCCGCATGGATAGCAAACGGAGAGGCTAAACAAGCTTGTTTCACACATATGTTTGAATGGGAGTTTGAAACAAAACGAGAATGTCAGATGAGACTGCTACACTATCGGGCAAAAGAAGTACCACATTATCACAACATTGTATTAGGCGAATGTATTAAAGTTAAAAAATCGTAAGGACTATTATGACACTACAAATGGCAATGTTTACACCGAAAAGCGAGTGGATACCACCTGAACAACTTCCTGATCTGTCTTCAGCCAAGACGATTGCAATCGATGTCGAGACCAAAGATCCTGATATTAAAGGTAGCGGTCCAGGTTGGCCTACAGGTAATGGAGAGATTGTAGGCTACGCCGTAGCTGTCGATGGTTTTAAATGCTATGTGCCTATTAAACATCTTGGTGGCGGTAACCTTGATGAACGTATCGTCAACAACTGGATGAAGAAGCTCTGCGAAAGCCCCGCTGATAAAATCATGCATAACGCACAATACGATGCGGGTTGGCTACGTCGCACGGGTTTTAAAATCAATGGCCGTATTATTGATACAATGGTTGTTGCATCACTGCTTGATGAGAACAGGTTCAGCTACAGCCTCAACGCACTGGCCTACGACTACATATCAAAGACCAAGTCAGAGAAAGGCTTGACTGAAGCGGCACAAGAGTTTGGTGTTGATCCTAAAGCAGAGCTCTGGAAGCTACCGTCGATGTATGTTGGCCCCTATGCAGAGACTGACGCCGAGGTAACCTTGGAACTTTGGAATTGTTTCAAGGCACTTATACAAAAAGAAGACCTACAATCTATCGTTGACCTTGAGCTGGGCGTCTTACCTGTCCTTATCGACATGACATGGAAAGGCGTTCGTATTGATACAGACCGCGTTGAACGCACAAGAGACTATCTGCTCAAAGAAGAAAAGAAAGTTTATTCACGGATCAAGGACCTTACCAATGAAAACGTAGAGATATGGGCAGCCGCTTCGCTTGCCAAGGCTTTCGATAACGTCAGTCTACCGTATCCAAAGACCGACAAAGGTGCACCAAGTTTCACGAAAGCGTTCCTTGCAGAACATACACACGAACTACCAAAGCTGATCCTCAGATGTCGTGAGCTCAACAAGACGCACGGTACTTTTATCAGCACCATCATGAAGTATACCACGCCTCAAGGACGTATACATGGACATATCAATCAGATTAGATCGGATGATGGCGGTACAGTTTCAGGACGTATCAGCATGAACCATCCTAACCTACAACAGATACCGGCCCGCGATCCACAGCTGGGACCAATGATACGCTCGTTGTTTCTACCTGAAGAGGGAGCCAAGTGGGCTAGTTTAGATTACTCGCAACAGGAACCACGGATCTTGGTTCATTACGCTCATGCTTACGCCCGATCACAGAACCACGACATGAAAGGCGTCAATGAGTTTGTAGATGGTTACATCAATAATCCTGACATGGATTTTCATACGATGGTCGCTGAAATGGCAAAGATACCACGAAAGCAAGCCAAAACGATTAATCTAGGTTTGATCTACGGCATGGGCGTGAATAAGCTGTCAGATCAACTAGATATACCTGTAGATGAAGCTAAAGGTTTAATACAACAATACCATGACAGAGTCCCGTTCGTTAAACTTTTAATGAACGGCGTCATGAATAAGCTTAACAATCGCACCAGCTCAGGTTCGATTCGCTCCATACTTGGCCGTAAGTGCAGATTTGATCTGTGGGAGCCTGATACGTTTGCTCTAAACAAGGCTCTGCCTTATAAAGAAGCGGTCAATGAATATGGGCCAACGACAAGATTAAAGCGAGCTTACACTTACAAAGCCCTTAACAGACTTATACAAGCGTCCGCAGCTGACATGACAAAGCAAGCTATGGTCAATATTTATTCTGAGGGAATTATCCCGCTAATTCAAATACATGACGAGATAGCCGTATCATTTACTTCAACAGATGAAACAAAAAAGGTTGCATCTATTATGGAAGACGCGGTAAAATTAAATGTCCCTAGCAAGGTCGATGTGGAAGTTGGACCTTCATGGGGCGAATGTGAGTGAAATCGCATAACAATCCTCCAAAAGTAAAAGGCCCAGCGTAAAAACTGGGCCTTAGTAACATTGATCTTTATAAACTAACAGATAAAATACTTTATTACAACTTAAAAAGTAAAAGGCTCAGAGCAAATCTTGAGCCTTTTTACCATTTACACCCCTCAAAAAATTTCAATACTAAAAAGGAGAAAAATTGAGAGACTTAAAAAGTACTAAATAAAATAGTTAATTGCAACCTTTTTCTTGTAATATCTTGTAAAATCGCATAATATCTTAGAAAAAACGAGGTTTACATGGATACAAACAAGTGGAAAAGCGTTCTTGTGCCAAAAGATGTGTATGAAAAGATAAAAGTTATCGCAAAGACAGAAGGCCGTACCATCGGCGGACAACTCAGGCATATCTTCTCACAGTATAAGTCAGAAGATCAGGCTAGAGTTGAAGAGATGGTTGACGCTCACATGAAGCGAAAAAGTCAGTCAGCTGTGTCAGCCGAATGAAAACCCTCTTTCTGCATTAATTTAGAGGCCGTAACGCCCAAATTATATAAAGCGTCTGTCATGGGCCCGTCTGACGCTTTCTTACCTCTACTCGTTACAAATAGCTCCACTGGTTCCTCTGTATCAGGATGATATGATACCGTTATGGATATGCCCTCTCCTACATCAGTCGTGATGCACGGCCTACGGTTTGGTAATTTTGTGTGATTCGGTATGTTCATTTTTTCCTCTTTCTTTTCTTCTCGTGACATGAGCTACTTTCCTTTGTATTTTGTGACAGGTACAACCGCTTGAATACTTCTTTCGACCACATTGATGGCAAATGACACACGGCTCTCCTCTAAAAACTTGATTCATAAACCTTTAACTATAAATAACTTTTATTAAATTAATAGACTTGACATTAAAAAAAGTTATAATCGAATCATAACAACCGCAGAAAGGTTACAAATGGACCCTGTAACGATTACCGCGGCTTTAAGTGTTGCTAAATCCGCTTTCACCGCAATCAAAAATGGTTTCGCAGTCGGAAAAGATATAGAATCTATGGGAAAAGACCTGTCACGCTGGATGGGAGCCCTAAGTGATGTGGACAACGCTGAGAAGACCACGAAGAATGCTTCAGCTCTACAAAAATTATTCAAGGGCAAAGAAATAGAAGCCTCGGCCATCGAAGCCTTTACAGCTAAAAAGAAACTGGAACAGCAAAGACAAGAGCTGAAGACCTTTATTAATTTTCACTACGGAGCTAACTCTTGGAATGAAATACTGCATATGGAAGGACAGATACGAAAACAAAGGCAAAAAGAAATCTATGAACGCCAAGAACTCATCAGAAAAATATGGGAATGGATTGGAATTATTGTGCTTTGTATCACGATTATAGGATTTATTACGCTTTTAGCTTATCTTTATGTAAATAAAAATTGACACATATGTGATCATATGCGATAACTGGTGTTGAAAAAGAAACAATAAAACTACCTTTTTCAAGATTCTTTATTTTATAGCCTTAATTAAAAATAAAGAACTATATAATGTGTGATAAAAAGAAGCTGCATAGAACCTCCTTCGTTTTATGCGGCTTTTTTATTTGACAATGTATGCGATAAATCTTATTTTAAGGTATGTCACAAAACAAAACACACGCTGTTATGAGCCAAAGGCACGAGGATAAGGAGAGTAAAGATTACTTTCCTACCCCTCCTTGGGCAACGAGAGCGTTGTTCGAGAAAGTTTTAAAAAAATATTGGCGTATACCTGATAAGTTTACTGGCCGATATGGACATATCAATTGTTTAGAGCCAGCTTGCGGAGCTGGTCACATGACAAAAGTATTAAAAGAATATTTTGATACAGTTATTTCAGCTGACATAGATGATTATGGACAAGACCGAATTGCAGATTTTCTTAAAACAGACGAAAAGCAGAAGTATCATTATATTGTAACCAATCCACCATTTAACCTGGCTGAAGAATTTGTATTAAAAGCATTAAAACAAGCAAGATACTGTGTTGCTATCTTTGCAAGAACACAGTTTTTAGAAAGTGTAGGAAGATATGAAAGATTATTTAAAGAGACACATCCTGATTTTGTGGCTCAGTTTACAGAGCGAGTACCAATCCTTAAAGGAAAGCTATCGGCAACGGCGTCCACAGCTACGAGCTATGCTTGGTTTGTTTGGAAAGGCTTTGAAGAAGATGAAAGGTCGTTTGGAACAGATTTGGTTTGGATACCACCATGTAGAAGTCAGCTTGAAAAGGAAGGGGACT